CACGGAGATTGCTTCATCTGGTGGTGGTTCTCGTATTGTATTTAGTGCGGTGCGGTCAAGCACATTAACCCCTGTGAATAATACGAACTCACTAAATTTTCAATACGATTCTACAAAAATAACAAACTCTTCTTATTTTTCTTTGAGTGGTGATACTCTCACCATTTTAGTGGCGGGTGATTATTTAATTAGTGCTACTGTAAATTGGGAAAATTATAATTTCACAGTTCCAAATCCCCCTCGGTATGTAGGGAGATTACGAACCGTAACGAATGGCACATTTGTAGCAGGAAGTGATGCCATTGCCTTGTGTTATGGAAGACATCCTTCTTATGGGCGATTTGAGTCTACCACTATTGCGAATTATCCACGCACATTTGCTGCGAATGATACATTAAAAATACACGTGTCTGTGATAAAATCAAGTGAGTCTATAAATTTCATAAGTAATTTTAATGGTCTTCGTTTTGTAAGGGGAAGCAATTTAACCGTAGAAAAGATAAACTAAATAAAAATAAATTAATATAACCTAATACTATATGGCAAACCCCGTTCTTAATATGTTAAAAATAGGACAACTTCAAACAGATGTGGCAACAAATCAAACTGGAATATCAACAAATGCTGCTGCGATTGCTTCTTTACAATCTGCTGGTGACCGATTTTGTATTGTTGCGGAAAGCGATGTTGATTTAAATACTGCTACAACAGGAGATGGAATTTTTAGTTATGGGTCAGGCGCACCAAGTTCTTCGGATTTCGGTATTTTTATTCCTTTTGGTTGTACTCTAAAAAAATGGTCTTTTATTGCTTCTAATTCAACAGCAGGACAAGGTAAACAGGCGACATTTACATTAACTGTAAAAAATACTGCTGGACAAGTTGTTCAAACACAAGATTTGGTATGTGCGCTACCGCTCACATCGAATCCATCGCAAAATCTTGCTATAACCCCTTCTTCGTTTCAATATTATTTATCTTTTAAACAAATTGATAGCGGAACTTTCTCTGGGTCAGAGCGGATGCGATTCTTGCTTTGGTTTGAAGAGGATTAAACTAATGTTTATTAATAATTATAATTTTAATATATATGGATAAGTTTCTTACGAACTATGACTTTAACAAATATATTCCTAAGGCAGACGACAAAGTTATTAAATATAGTGATTTATCTGACTATTCTTCGTTGGTAGAATTATTGCCTAAAAAAAAAGATTATAGAATTATGTTAATTGAAACGAGACCTTCCGTGGGACATTGGGTTGCGATTTTAAGAGACGGCGATAATTTCGAATATTTTGATTCGTATGGTGTCAATCCCACATCGCATTTAAAAACAATTAGTCGTTATATGAAAGAATTGCTTGGAATGAAACCGAATGACATTAATAAATTAGTATCTAAAATTCCTAAAACCAATTTTAAATATAACAAAATGAAATTACAAAAAATGGAAGACGGGGTGAATACTTGTGGTCGATGGGTGATTACTCGTATTCAAGATTTTTTAAAAGGTAAAGGATTAATTGACTATCAGAATAAAATAAAGAAAGGTTCGAAGATGAATGGTATGTCTTCCGACGAATATGTTGTCTCTATTTCTTAATCGGAGCAGGATTCAAAATATCCCAGTCTGGATGATTCGCTTTATACAATAACCTATTTTTATAAAATCCCTTTCTTTTGTTCTGGTTATTTTGTAAGAAACAAACATAATATTTCCCAGGTTTATTCTTATTTTCTTTAAAATCTAACGTGTACCAATACTCGCATCCTTTTCTAAATGCTTCTATCTTTCCGTCTGGATACAATCTTAAATCTGTATCCCACACTTGAAATTCTATGATACCCATATATATAATACAAAGGATAAACCTTTATATTATAAAAAAAACACTGTATACAGGGATTGAACCTATACATCATATTTTCTAAGCAATCTCAATATGATGCCCACCAGAGGGTACAGCATAACGCTTTTGCTCGGATTCGAACCGAGGACCTTGCGTTTAACAGACGCACGTTCTAAAACCAACTGAACTACAAAAGCATAGTTTATGTCAATTATTATGTTTAAGTCAATTATGACCGAATGTACTGACTGAACTCAAATTAACAAGAATGAGATTATGAAAAAGAATAATTCTTGCTTTTCAATATTAGTTTTTTTACTTTTTTTTATAGTCTAAAACATACATTCAGTCATTCGTTTATTTAGCAAATTTGCGGAGACCACGAGCGCCCTCTACCGAACCCCCGAGGGAACTGATAGAAGGAATGCCAGCGCCACTTGCCATTTTGCGTTTTACATATTTAGCGATGACACGACCTGCCTCTGCTTTTGCTTTATCTACGATAGCGCCACCGCGCATTCCTCGGAGGTCTTCCGAATCAACATCAGGACCTTTGTTTTTGGCATCGAGTACCGCTTGTTTGGTAAGCATACCGCTGAATACGGTACTGCTTCCTTGCTGGGTGTACATTACACCCGAGTTGACAACGATAATTTCAAGGTCAGGGTTGACAAGGTCTACGCCTAAGAGATTTGCGTATTGGGCAGTGATTTGGAAACCGAATTGTCCGAGACTGCCACCGCTTAGGTAAGAAGGAAGACTGAAATCGTATGTAGGGTTTAGGACGAGGATACTGCCTTGTGTTCCTACGAGACTTGCGACGTTGGAATTGAGATTCGCCGCAGCAAGTTTAGCAGCAGTCTGGGATGTAGTCATACCCGAGAACTCCGCCCAATTTTGGCAACTGCCATTACGGCGCGAGATTTCGTAAAGTTGTTCAGGAGAAGCACTGGCAAGAAGACCAGAAGCATTGTTGAAAGTTACATTACATCCTGTGAGGGTAGCAAGCGAGAGTTGGCGACCTACACTTTGTTCCGCGCGCGCTTGTTTGAGGACTACGATGATGAGGTCAGGCACCTGCGAGAGTTGGATGACAGGGGATGGGACTGACGTAGCGGTTTTTGTAAAAGGGGTAGCAGTGGCGAGGGTGTCAGCAATCGTCCCGCCGTACGAAGAAATGTAGCGAGGGTAATCAAGCATAGGAAGCACATTTTTGGTGCTAAGTTTAGCGTATTGCTCGGGTTGGAGGGAGAGGAAATTGACACGGAGGCGAGGGTCAGAGCGGAAGAGGTTTGCTGTTGTGCCAACGGGGGCGGCGCCAGGGGCATTTCCTACTAAATCTCCTGCCGAGACGGTGTGTGTGAAACCCGCAGCGGCGGTTCCTACATTTGACGATTTGAAAAGGTATTTGCTGTAATCCGATTGAAGATTCGCTACGATGTTGAGCGATTGGAGACCAAGGAACGCCGCTTTGTTGCCCGAATCAAGATGAGCAAAAGGGGTTAGGTACATAAGAGGTTCGCAAGTGCGGAACTTAATACATACCATCCACGAATCAAGAGCATCCTCGTATATGAGATTCTGGACGGCAGCAACTGTTGCTTGGGTGCCAACAACGGCAGGGGCAACATCACGGAACTTGGTGTAGGTGATTTCGTAAGGAAGACCACCACGAGGTTTTACTTTGTTGCTTAAATCCGAAGGATTGGCGTATAAAGGAGAAGCATTTTGGTTGCGGTATTCTCCTAAATCGGAAAGACCTTGGTCTACAAATGCGGTTGTTTCTTCGTTATCATCCGAATGTGTGTGCTGAGGAGTCATACGATTAAGAATAGGCATAATATCAGAGAGCGAGGTGGAAACGGAAGCATTGTTAATGGTCGCTTGAAGTTGAGAGATAGACGAATTGAAAGGGTAAGCGCACACGCCGTCGTATAGACCGATGGAGAACGCTTGTAAATAACCAGCGGCATTGTGATTCGCAACTGAACCATTTGCTACGATTTTCACGGAGAAGTTCATATCCGCTTCTACCTTTACACCACGGTCCATAGCAATGTTTTCGGAGGGGACCGCTACATTGAAAGTGACACTGTTGTTGCTGGCGTTTGACGCAGTGAATGGTTGGTAAGTACTTTGAGCAGCACTCGATTCTACGGCGAAAGTTGCCTCAGACTCTATGTTATGAATACGGGCATCTTCAATTACTTTAAGATTGAGGTCAGACATTTATAATATTTAATTATATAAAATATTATAAATTCAGTTTAAAACTTAATAATTTAATTCTTTTTTAGAAAATAGAACTTTCATCGTACACGATGCCCCAGGCGCTAAATACATTTTGTTTAATTCACCTTGACGGTCTTTCCACCAGACTTGAAATGATAATTCTGTTAAAGGCGAGGTTCCAACTAAATCTAACCAGCGATATTGTGTAGGAGTGTAATTGATTTGCGCTTTATAATTGGTTGCCCCCGCGAAGTCGGTAATTTGAAGGATGGTATCCGAATTGATTCCGTTTGGTAATTTTACACCGTTTTCAAAAACTAAAGGATTATTGACAATACTTGGACGAATCGGGAAGTTGGCAGCGGTAAAGACGATGCTTGTGACGGGGGTCCATAAAATATAACTGCTATATTCTTGTTGAACGACGACATT